ATGCAAGTCTTAAATTTGCAAATCTTAAATTTGTGTTTTTTAAGTCTGCATTACTTAAATCTGCTTTCTCGCCACCTTCATCACGCAGCCATTTCCCATGATTCTCTAATATGATGTCTAACTCTTCTTTTTTCATTCCGACACCTCCAATAATTCCAGATTTTCGTGTATGTTTCCGCAAATCTCAATCTCTCTCATGCTTCACCCTCCGCTTCCTCAAAAGAAAAGAAGTTAATAGGTTCTAACTCCGCAATTTTGTACAATTTTCCACTCTCTTTATATCTCCAAGCATGTTTTTTTAACATTTCTAAGTCTTTAAACACTGCTAGAGTTCCTTTACTACGATGTTTAGCAACCTGTAAATCCTCGTCAACTATTGCATATAATTCCATATTTACTCCTCCAATTCTTCAACAAGCACCGCAAACTGCCAATAAGCGCCACCTTTATCCATTGCTTTTATTTCTTTTTCTGTGAATCTTGTTTTAAGCTCAGCAGTTTGACCCCTGCTATTTAAAAACTGAATTCCGTCATTTCGCACATTGAGATAGCCACATATCCCTTGAATAAGTTGTACATAATAAAGCGGTTCTTTCTCAACTTCGTATCCGTCTAGCCAAGCTCGCACTATAAGCTCTTGATTACTATCTTTAGAACGTAACCACGAACACGTTTCGGCGGGCATGTTTGATTCTTCATAGTCTAACAAACAAGCTAAATCGTATTCTCTTTGTTTACAGTGATTTATCCAGTCGCCGGCAAATTGCGGAACTACTACCAGTTCTGGTTCCTTTTCTTTTGCAATAAAACAATCTTTAGTAGCTATTATCTTGTCCTTAGAAACTTTCACTAAAGAGTTGCCTGTTCCAAACTCTTTACCGTTGTACCAACCACTTAACAATTCATTGCCTACAATTACGTGTACGTTTTCGCCTTCCTTAAATCTCATGCTTGTTCCTCCTTCATAAAAACTAACCAGTGCGTTTTAGAACGCTTATTACCGAAAAGCGGTTCAAAATCAATTATCTTTAAAATCTCGCTTAGCTTTATTTGGTCTTCGTTCCATTTGAAAATTAATATGCCATTTGGTTTCAAAACTCGCATACATTCTTCAAAACCCTTACTTATATCATCTCTCCAAGTTAGCAAATCCAACTTCCCATATTTCTTGGCCAACCATGATTTATCGCCTGCTTTGAGCAAATGCGGTGGATCAAAAACTACTAAGTGAAATGTATTAGTATCGAATGGCATACTCCTAAAGTCTGCTACAACATCAGGCTTTACAACTAATTTCCTACCGTCGCATAATTCCGTTTCTAATTCTCGATTATCCATAAAAGTGACGTTTTTATTTGTGCGATCGAACCAGAACATCCGACTACCGCAACAAGCGTCTAATATTTTCACGTCTGCACCTCGTCCCTCTCCGCTAACCATTGTTGCGTTTCTGCTAAACCTTTTTCGTAACTTTCATCTATTAGCCGTTTTAATATTTCAATTTGAAAATCTAACTCATTTCTTTTTTCGAGCTGAAATTGCAACATTTTTTTCAGTCTGCAAATTTCGATAGTGTTGTTTATATTCACTTGTTCGCTCCTTTCAATGTCGGAAGCCATCGTCCCAATAATCGTCTACTATTAGCGGATTTTCTACGTTCATTCTTTAACCCTCATTTCGTAAGTAAAATAAGACCTAACAGCAAGAAGCTGATTACTCTGACAAACAAAGTAGTTTGTGCTAAAAATAAGTATCCTAATACTAAATTTTCGTGTTTTTTCATTTGTTCATATGCTCCTTTCGTGGAATTACTAATCCATTTCTTTTTCGAAATAGATACAACGTTTTTTCGTGCACCCCGCAAATATCCGCAATTTGCTGGTCGGTAAAAATTTCGCGGTAGTCAAGGTACTCGTCAACTGTCAATTCAACTCGGCGTCTTGTATTGTCGTGGAGTTCATCGAATTCGTCGGGGTCCTCTAAGCTCATTAACGCAATTCCTAAACGCTTAATTTCCGCGTTATTTTCGTTGTCTTCTGCAATACATAATTGCTTTATTATTTCCGTTCTTTTTTTCTTATTTTTAGCGTTCAATTTAGCGTTTCCCCCTTTGCGACTCGCCAGCGAAGTGGACCGCTTGGCACTGATCGCGCATTCTGTCAAATAATCTCGCGTCGAATACATGCGTCATTTCTTCGATAGCCAAATTCGATGTATAAATCGAAGGTCGATTATTTGCGACGCGTTCGTTTATAATATTATGTAAATCGCCTCGAAACCCGTCCGTTGCAGACCGCACGCCTATGTCGTCAAAAACGGTGAACATTGCTTTTTTGGCCGCTTGTACTTTTGCATAATAATGACTTGCCGACCGTTCTGCAATTTCTGGTGGCACATGAGGTCGAGCAAATTCGTTATATAATGTTTGCAGTTCGTTGACGTCTAGAAAATAAGCAGGTTGTTCAGGCGGGCGCACGCCATCGCTTATGTGCGAGTTGACAGCCGCAATTATATATTCATTTAATAATGCGCTTGCGGTGGTCGTTTTGCCTGTACCCGGCGCTTGCGACCACAAGTAAAGCGATTTTACTTGGTGCCCCCGCTGGCTAAACGTTGTAACATATCGTTCAAGTAGCGCATAAATTTCCGGTTGAGCGTTGCGCATAATACTATCGCTTAAAGTAGCGAACCTATAATCCGCGGGCACATTTGCGACCTTTTCGCGTGACTCAAGCAGCACTTTTACGGTGCTCGTTGGGCTAAGCTTATCGAGCTGTTTAAAGGATTTTAGAGCCATTTTGCCACCTCGTCCCAATCCGCGGGCGACTCCGCAGTCGCAACGCTTGCCTTCTTAAGATATGCCAGCTCTACACGCTGCCAAGTTTGCTTTTTATAAGTCAGCATGAAGCCGAAGCTAATTCCGGGATACAGCGCAGTCGGTTTATATTCATTAAAACAGGCGTCAATGAAGTCTTTTAAAAATTCTTTTGAATGTGTGCCCTCTTTTTTTGTGGTGCCGATTATGCGCCCAACATGCCCCTGCTCTACCGCCCACTTGCCAAACGGCTGGTATTCAATACCATATCGGCGCAAATGCTCTTCTTGAAGGTATTTAGTGAAATCCTTCGTATTCCATTCAGAAACGTCTTTTTTTCTCATGCTCGACCTCCGATTTAAGGTGGTTGAGAAAGTTATTCAATGCGTTCAACATTTCATATTGTTCTACTGTGCAAGAACTGCGCTCATAACTATCTCTTATTACAGCTCGACCGCCTTCAAGGTGTATGCTACAACCGTGGGGTACAAAAGTTTCGTAATATTTTTTTAAAATCTTATATAATGCTTCTGCGTTTATATTGTAAGTTCGTGTTTCTAACCGCATTAAATTAATTTCCATTTTACTGACCTCGATTCGCTTTTAATTTTTCTCCCATCGCCTTGCGGGTTTTTTCGTCTAATTTGCGTTTTTTATACACCGACACAACTACGTCGGGAAGTTCGCCTTCTAACGAAATTATGCGTTCATTTTCCTGTACCAACCGGGGATTTTTCACTAAGCTTTTGTATTTATTAATATGCTTTCGTACATTTGTGTATAAACGCCATTCGCCTGTATCATGCTGATAATGTATAACCGTTTCCTGATCGCTCAACTTATACGTCATTTTTATGCGCTCCTCTCGTGCATAGTAATGCGAAAACTGCAAATGTTAAAAATACTAATGCGATAAAACTCATTTTGCACCGCTCCTTTGGCTCGAATATTCTACGCCGAATTCCTTGCAAAAGTTTTCAAGGGCAATTTCGTTTAGCCGTTCGTTTATTACTGCCAGAGATGTAAGACTATCTTTTATGCAATGTGTTAACTTCTGCAAGTCGTCTTGTGTTTCAACTTTAACACCTATAAGCTCTTGCCCCGCGTAGAATGTGATTAGGTTTGCAGCATAGTAGCATTCATTTTCATTCATAAGCGGCCCGCTTTCCCGCCGCAAACATGGCGTCGGCTACGTAGCGGTTTGTTTCAGCTTTTGCTGCTAAATATTTTCTACTATCAGCGCCCCCAAGCATTTTCATAAAAGCCTTATTTTCTTTAAAAATCAGCGTTATATAAGTACTATCTTTATCAAGTTCTAGCATTATATTATTGTAGTTATTCATGACGCCATTCCTTTCTAGAAGAGATTTTTGTTTTAAAAGGTATGACCGTGCGTTAGCGCGGTGTACTTTGAAGTCTAGTTATAATAGAGTCTAGTTATAATGAAGTATAGTTCGTATGGTATATTTACCAGGGATACCATGGTGTTTTTACCACCCCCACTATGGCATATTTACCAGGGTATACATGTTAGATAATTGCTTCCCGTCAGTGCTTAGGCGGGTTTCAACTTTTACATATCCGTATTCTATAAGATGTTTTAGCGCCTTCCTGAACGACTTGTCACTTATGCGTGAAACTTTCAGTAATGATTTTTTGCTCGGATAACATTGTTGAGTTTTGTTATTTGCGAATTTACAAAGTGCTAAGTATAGCGCTAAGTCTTGTAAATTTAAACGCTCATCTTCAATTACATTATTTTGTATCTTAGTAAATGTACTTCTCAATGCCTCCCTCCTTTACGACTTAAGCCGCATATTTCACGACAACTATTGACTATAAACTGTAAATTTGCTAATATGTAAGTACAGAGCGACACACAAATGATTTAAAAAGATGTTCCCCAACATTTTCATTTAAGTATTTTTGTGCCATTCATATTAACTACACTTAGTTTAACTGCAAATTTACAGATTGTCAACTATTTTATGTAAATTTACAGGTATAATTTCGTGTGAATAGTGAGGATTGTTGACATGACTATTGTTGAGCGTATTAAAAAACTTTGTTCTGCACATAAAATTACCATCGCAGAATTAGAACGTCGAACAGAATTGAAAAATAGTACTATATATCGGTGGGATACTAATAAGCCCTCAATTGATAAAATTCAAAAAGTTGCCGATTTTTTCGATGTTTCTGTCGATTATTTGCTTGGGCGTGGGTCTGACGCTGAATTCGAAGCTTTTCAAGACGACCCTGAACTGCAGTTATTCATGCGTGAATTAGCCGACAGCCCCGAAGAGCGCCTTCGCCAACTGCGCGGAATTTGGGAAGTGCTAAAACAAGAACATAAAAATGACTAATTGATTTTATTGCTAAAATCTCTGTTTCGTATTAAAATAAGAACAAGTGTTCTGTTATTAATTACGAAGGTGGGATTATATGAATTACTTAGATGATATGATTTACAGAATTTATGAAAAACTAGAGATAGAAGCCGGAAACGTATTACCGCATAACGTCTGCGCAAAGTTAAACCTTATATTGAGATACGCGGATGAAGCTAGTTTTCACGGTTATTATGAAGGAACTTACTATATAATACTTAACGAAAGTAAAACGCAGCAAGAACAGTTATATGACTTTGCGCACGAGCTTGGGCACTTTATGTTACACGCGGGGAATCAGTTTAAAAGTCGACAGGTTTACATTGACTATCAAGAAAAACAAGCGGACAATTTTGCGGAAAGGTTCCTTGTTCCGCTTCACCTACTGCGCAAAGTCGACTATGAGAAAACTCGTGCGGAAGTACTTTATTATGTTATGCAAAAATTTAATGTTTCTAAAAAATTAGCGAAAAAAAGACTTGAATTATATGAACGTACTATATATGAACAAACAATACAGAGCTATCATTGGTGAGGTGAATTTATTTGTTAGTAGATAAAATTGAGGCGCTTGCTGAGGCGCAAAAACTTTCTATTACAGTACTTGAAGAAAATCTGGGCATTGCTCGCGGCTCCATTCGCAGGTGGCGCGTTGTAGATCCCGGCATAAGCAAAGTAAAACTAATTGCTGACTATTTTCATGTGCCCGTTTCGTATCTGGTTGATGACACGCAAAATATTACGGATGCTGCAAAAGTATTAGCGTTGTTAAGTGAAAGTGCTTTTACAGACGAAAACTACAATGATATAATGAAGTATATAGAATTTATAAAAATGAAAACGAAAAAGAAATGAGGAATTTATTTGAAAAAGGGAGTTATAGCTTTAATGCTGCTAATTAGCGCTATATTGCTTGTTGGCTGTAATGCTCAATCTAACACAGAAAACGCTAAAAAAACAGAACGCTATGGCGACGAGATTAAAGAAAAGACAAAGACAAGCGATAACACTATTAAAGCGAATATTGACACAGATTTACCAAGCGGTATGTTATTCGAAATCTCGGAAAAATCCGAGGATGGTACCACTTTAGAAAAACAAACCGGTGAAATTGGTGTTCTGGGCGGCATTAAAGGAACTTTTGAGGACGTTAAGCCGGGCAATTACACACTTACATATACAACATTGCCGCTTGAAGAGCAAAGTAAAAAAGTGCAAGAAAAAATAAAAGAAGCCGACAAAACTTTCGATGGACAGTTTATTAAAAATGGCGTATTGAATAAGGTGGAAACTGTTACGTTGACGGGGAGTGATAAAGAAGACAAGAAAGAATCAGAGAATGTCTCATTTAAAGACGAGGCAGAGCAAGGCAGTGAAAGGTATACAGCTACCGCAGGGAAAATTTTATACAATAACGATACAACAAATATTACAGGGCAAAGATACCATTTTTCTGGTGAAATAATACAAAAATTACAGGTCGATGGAGAGTCCGCATGGCTTGTAAAAAATGACGTCGGTTATGTAATGCCTGTTTTTTCCGAAGACTTTGACGCGGCTGTTGGCGATAATGTAGAAATTTGGGGAACGCTCACTGGCGATGGATACCAAGCTTCTGACTTTAAAGTTGATAATATTGTTGGTATGACAGGTTCTATGCGTATTGTTCAATTAAATATAAATGGAAAAGAAATTCAATAAAAAATGAGCCCCGGCAAATGTGTCAGGGCTTTTTATTTGGTATTACTGTTCTGTAAATACTGTATATATCAGATACTTCATATTCTTTGACATACTTATTTAGTACTTTTTCTGATGCTAGTCCGCTGAATAATTTTTTTACTGCCCCTTCCTTCCCTTCTATATAACAAATATACTTAAAATCATTAAATGAATATACTCTCATATCATAACCTCACAAAAAACAATATCTTCTATATTGATATCAAATATGCGCTCGTCAAAACGTTGTAGTTGAACTATCTGTTTTTCATAGTCGATAAAAACAGGCACTACATACTTGTAGCGCATATGATGATTATTCTTTAAAAATAAAATCTCTATTGACCAATTGCGATTCATTGCATCAATTAAAACTATTGTATTTTCTAACTCATTGTCAATCAAATTATACATACTTGTCACCTCTTGTTAAAATTATACGAACAAACGTTCTTTTAATCAAGAGGTAATTAGGACTAAATTTTAATATATATCTCTCTTGAAGTAAGAAATAGTTTATGCAATAATATACCCATAGATGTTTTACATCTATTAATTTCATTCAACTATTAGTTGCTTAATATAACAGCGACCTCGAACTTTCTGGTTCGGGGTATTTTTTAAATTATTTTATAGAAATGCTTGCAATATTATAATATAAATATAGAAAGGAGTTGAGAAAGTGAAAGATGTTTTAGAGGAAATAAAAACAGTCCTTGAAATCATCACTCTTGTAGTAGCGCTGACAACATTACGCAAGAGAGACAAAAACAAGGACAAGTGACCAGAGGGGTGAAACTCCCCTCCCTCTATTAAAAGTATATCACGTCTTTCATAAATTATGAATAAATATATCTGGGTTATATTAATTGTTATATGCGTTAACGGACTCGCTAGTTACTTTCAGAACACAGCATTGACCATCATTGCTATACTGAC